GCTCATCTGGTGCCAACGCATTCGGTCCGTTCACATTGCGCGTGCGTAGGTGAACGCCGCCTTCATTAGTCAGCACCCTGTTCACCCGCACCCATTCACGCAGCACCGCCTGCATCACATCCTCTGCTGGCTTCATGCCCTTCCCCTTGGGGCTGTAGAGCAGGACGTTGCAGCTGCCGATGATCGCATCAGCGCCATCGCAGCCGATCGCCTCAGTGACGACTTGCGGGAAGCTGATGTTGATCTTGGCGTAGGTGCCAGCAGCGTCTTTGCTGGGCGTCTCCTGCACGCCATCAAACGCTTGATCAGCGAAGGGCACACCAGCTGATGTCAGCGCATCGCTGGTCAACTTGGCCATCGCACCGCGTACTTGCTGGAAGGTCATAGCGAGAACTCGTTTTTCACGACGCGGGCGGCAGCTTCCTGGATTTTGGGCACCCGCACGTTGGTGAAGTCGATGAACCAGTTGGCTGGCTGCGAGACCACCTTGCCCTCGATCGCCACGCTCTGGGCGTAGGGCAATGAGTTCTGGAGCGTGTATGTCTTGCTGGCGTCAACCCTGAGGCCAGTCGCATCAGTGTTGGGGCTGTCTGTTCCCTCGGGAGCAACCGCGCCAGAGCCTGCCCCTTCGCTGGCGAACCAGCTACTGCGGAAACGGCCCGTGTCATAAGGCGAAACCTTTGTTGACCCAAGCTCCGATTGCACAGTCACGATGACCTCGGATTGCAAGCGATCAAGGGCTTTTTTGAGGTGCCGCTCCAGATCATTGGCGTTGTCGAAGCGTGGCATTAGTTGGCCCTCACCCTGAGCTTGAACGCGATCACCTGGTCGCCCGCATACTCCGGCTCCACCGCCGTCACCTTCCAGGTCTTGGCTTGATAGGTCACCGTGTCAGCCGTTGTGGGCTCGATCGGCAACAGCACATGCGAAAACCACATCAGCGCTTCGTGGCTTTCATCCGTGCCGCCACCCTCGACGCGCTTCAGCTCCTCCACACCAACCTTGACTGTGTAGTCGGTGGTGGCCGCCGTAACCGCGCCAGTCAACGGGTCATAGGCCCCGGGGGCGTTTTGGTGATAGGTGCAGTCAGAGCCGAACAGCTCCACCAAATCCTTGCCAACACCCCTGAACAGCGTGTCGAACTGCATGTCAGCTCCTCACACGCTCAAGGATGCGGTTGCTGCCAGTTGCAGTCTTCAGCCAACAGCCCAGGGTGTCGGTCAACCAAGGGAAGGCTTGCAACACCAGTGGGGCATTGCCACCCACCTTTGTGCTCTGTGCCGCGCCCTCGAAATACTCCACCGACAGACCACCCAGCTGTGCCTTCTTGATGCCCGCGGCACTGCTGCCGCCTGTCGCAGCGGTTGGGTTCTTGCTCAGCGCTAGCGCCAGCTCACTGATCGCTTCGGTCCAGGCAGTGGCAAAGGTCCGCCCGCAGCAGTCCGCCTTCTCGTCAAAGCACAACGCACCAAGCAGGCGCTGCGCTTCATTCAGCCAGATCTGCTGATCCGTCAGCGCTACCCACTCCGCATTGCGTGGGGTGTTCAAGAAGTAGGCGTCCGCCTCAGCCAGCGTGACAACAGGGAGTGCCATCAAAGGGGAACCGCAATTACGTCATACCCCTGGCGGCGCAAGCGGCGCTGCAGTTCACGCGCTTGGTCGGGCGCGCAATCAATAACAGGCACGAACGACTCGGGCCGCATCGAAGGCGGCAGCTTGTCGCTGGGTTCCAGATAAAGCCTGGTCACGCCCATCACCACAGCCCTGCGTAGGGATGTGGTCAGTCTATTCGCCATGAAAAAGGGGCCCCGAAAGGCCCCTGGCGTCGTTCACGTCCGAGCGATCAGACGTTGGCGCTGTAAGGGGTGTTCACCCGGAGGCGCACCACGTCGGTCATGCGACGGTCGGTGTAAGCCAGAGTCCAGGAGCCAGCAGTCCCGAGGATGGCGTTGGTGGGATTGTTAGCCCCGCCGTACTTGGTTCCCATGATGTGGAAACCATAGTGGTAGTTGCACTGAATCACGTCTTGCAGAGACAAGATATTTCTATCTGCCTCCAGGCGCAGTTCCTGCTGCACACCTTCTGCGACTGCACCTGCGGTCATCAAGTACACGGGATACTGATCTGCGCCGCCTGCGTTAACAGTCGGAGCAAGCATGTCATCAACGACAACACGCAGACCCATAAATTGGCTGATCGTGTCTGAGGACAAACCGACTCCCCCACCGCCCCAAGTGATCGCGCCACCCGAAGATAGAGCGCTAGTTGAGAAAGTTAATGCCCCAACGGCTTGGCAGTATGCGTATACATCGCTGTGCATGGCGATGATGCTCAGCTCATCAGCACGCTCGCCCAGCAAATGCTTGGCGCGGATAACTGTCTGAGCGGTAAGCAGGTTGGCTTCGGTCAGACCAGCAGTGGCCTTGGACACGTCCAGGGCGTTGCCAGACAGGGCGGCGCCGAACACACCGTTCAGCTGAGCGATCAGCGTGCGGGTGCGCAGCTTGTTAACAGCCTTGGTGATGTAGCTGCGAACAGCGGCGAGAGGATCGGTGCCCGAACCGAGGGCCGCGATGTCCGAGCTGGCATACGCGAATGTACGGTGAAGAATGGGCATCACCTGATCACCAGCGGTGATCTTTTGGGGATCCACATAGCCACCAGCACCCCAGCTGTTGTTGTCCTCAACCACCACTTCAGTGGGGTCGATTGGTTTAAAGAACACTTTGTTATCCCGAGGGCTCTTTATCCCTTGGTTCTGCGCCTTTGCCATCGAACGCAGGTCAGACTATATCTTCACCCCCTAGCCGTAGCTGGTTGGGTGCGGGGCACTCGTGGGACCGTTACCGAGTTTCCTCTCGGGTCCTAGTCGTTGAACCTTCCAGGTTGTGGCCTGGCTTGGCTGCTGATTGGCCTGCCCTTACGGGTGGTGGCTTTTCCAGCAATTCACCCCGTTATCTCTAGGGATTACGCCCTAGAGGCCCTTTCTCTTAAGGCACAGTCACCGCCACGCCGCCAGCTTTGGCGTCGAGAGCAGAGTTGCGCACAACTGCACCGGACTGAATCCATTTGCAGTTGTTGTAGATGTCTTCCCGCTGATACTGAAGAAACTCAGGGCGGGTCACAAGGTCACTCAAACGAGTGCCGTTGCTGTAGTTACCTTCCCAGGCAGCCATTGTTTAGTTCCGAATGGGTTTTACGATGATCAACCCCGCATTGCTTCAGCCTTTAGCTGCTTTGCAAGCTCAGGGTTTGACGCCTCCAGCATCAAGGCTTCCGTGAGGTTGCCAGTGCGGTAGGGGTTCGTCATTCCAGGAGCAACGCTCGCAGCTGGTGCTGCACCCATGCCAGCAGCGCCACTTGCAGAGAAGTGATGCTGCCATTCAGTCGATTGCTTCAGGTTGGCGAGGTAGTCGCCCAAGTTCTGCTCAACGCCCCCGGAAAGCACAACTGGGTTTCCATCCTCGTCAGTGCGAAGCTGCGGAGCCAGCAGCTGATAAAGCTGCGTGGGGTTCAGCGCGTTTGCTCGACTGATGTGGCTGGTAGCTGCAGCACGCAGGCGTTCCTGCTTTGCTGATTCCTCGACCTGAGACAGCTGCGTCTTCAGCTCTGCCGTTTCATTCAAAAGCCGCTGCTCCAACGTCTTGGCGCGGGCCTTCTCCTGTTCGTACAGCTCTTTGAACGCCCCCTGGTTCTCCAGTCCTTCACGAACAGCGGCCTGTTGTGCAGAGCGGAGTTGTTCAAACTCATCGCGCAACGCCTTGAGGTCGTTGACGAGTTGCTTGTTCTTGCCGAGCAGTTCGGTGTTCTTCTGCTTTACCAGACCCAGTTGTTGGGCAATGGCTGGATCAGAAGCGGACTGCTCAGAGGGGAGAACTGGCTTGTTCAGCAGTTCTGGGCTGACCTGTTGATCGTTACCGCCCATCGGCGCGGTATTGCCGTCGCCCATCGGCGCGACAGCGAGATCTTCAGACATAGGTGAGAAAAGGGTTACGCAAACAGTCTATGAAGCTGCGATTGCGTAGGACTAGCGACCCTGACCCCTAGAAAGCTTCCGTCCGTGGCTTGGCTTGCTGTGGCGCCCCTGTCCCTGACGGGTCAGCTTCTTGACGGGATCCTTGATCAGGGTTGGTGCTGCCTTGGGCTTTGCCATGTCAGTTATTTGAACGCTCTATTTTCCAGTTCGCGCACGCGCTCACGCAACGCGGTGATCTCGCGCTCTAGCGCCTGCGCGTGATACTTTGCCTCGACGCTTTCCGGTGCGGGAACGATCTTGCCGTCAGAAGAGAGCAAGATGCGGGTGGCTTGCTCCAAGCGGTCGATCCTGCCGTCCAGCTGCACGCCAGCCGCGAACATCCACGCCAGCAAACCGCCCAGCGCCGTCAGGATTGCCGCCGCTGCTGCGGCGTGGTCTTGTGCGATCAGTGGATCACTCCCGGTTGGGCGGGTTGCTCTGGAGCGAGATGAGCGTCGCCGTGAGCGCCATGAGTGTTTGGATGGCTCTGTCATCGTGTGACTCGCAATCTTTGCTGCTGGCGTGCTTGAGACCCATGAAGCCAGCGACGGTGCAACTGACGGACCAGAACACGGCAAGGGTGGCGACCGTAGCCACCACCCCCACCAGTGTTCGGGTCAACCAACGAGGCGTCATACCTTCCCCTCTCGTTGCTCCAGGATCAGCAGATGCTCCTTGAGCAGGTTGAGGTAGGTCTGACAACCGCAACCGAGCGTCTCGATTAGACGGCGGCACTCGGCGGCGGTCTTCGGCACCTGATCAGGCACCTTTTGCGTTGATCGCGGCAGTGACGAACTCCTTCCAGAGCTGCAGGTCATCCATCGCCTCAATGGCGCTGATGTCGATGTCCATCATTTTGGCGATCTCCTTCATCTCATCGACGGTCTTACCATCGAACTGGTCAATGCCGGACAGGTCTACCTGAGGCTTCATGTCAGGCGTGCCTTGCCCAACGGGAACCACCGGGGCTGCAGGCTCAGGGGCAGGAGCTTTGCCCATCTGCGCCAACAGATCCTCCAGGATGATGCGCAGCTCACCACGAGTGATAGGCGCAACGTCATTGCCCTGAGACGCCAGAGGGTGCAGCTTCACGTATTCGGCTTCAGCCTTCTGAAGCTCCTGCTCGGCAGTGTTGGGCTTGGATGCAGGGGTTTTAGCCATGGTTCAAACGTAGCGGACTTGGAAAGAATACGGCCCGTTCAGAGCCGTAGTTGTGTGCTGTTCTGCTGTCTTCACGCCCACATGCGTGACTGCATTGGTGGTCGTGGTCTGCCAGGAAGCCGTCATAAGCATGGGCGTGCTGT